CTAGGCCCGCCGATCTCCATGTGAACGTCCTCACCAGTGACCTTGGCTGATGGTGCTGGCTTATCACACGTGGCTCCAAAGAAATCGGTTGCCTGCAAGGCTTGTCTCCAGTCTGATTCACCACACAGCCAACTGCAGCATGATATTGCTAGGCTGCGTGCCGTTGAGACTCGGAGTCCACGCCTGGCCAAACCACTGAAAGTGGCGGCAGCTTGATTGGGTATCTCGTCGACATTGTAGGCCGCTGTTTTATACCATGAACCGGAGACAGCATTGATTAGTGCCGGGCATATTGGCTGTGTTGGCATCCTCCCGTCCGTGAACATGTTGTATTGCAGGAACTCGCCGCAGTCCTGTGACAGCATTATCTTCTTGTATTGTAGTGCATGGCCCTGCTCGGCAAGCTCAAGGACATAACTGACGGCAGCGGACCAATCAAGGCCGATCACTATCTCGTCATCGCCGCAGCATCTGAAGAAGGCCCTCTCTACGTTCTGGCCTACTGGCCCTAGAGCATTGATTGCAAGCTGTGAATACACAGTGTGCAGTATGGTGTTGTCCCTCGCAGTGTCTCGCTCACCACTGGACAGGCCCCTCATGACTTTCTTCCCGTCTATAGTGTGGTTGTAATGTGCAGCAGCAATCCAGGCCGCTGCTCTGGATGCCATCTTCTGACCTTTGGCCGCATATATCTTGCTGATTTGCTGGGATAGCTCAGCTCTGAATGAGACTTGGTGGGTTAGGTTGAAGTCGCTGTAGTCCACACACAACGTGTAACTAGTGCGGCTGTTCTTCTGTGCATTGACAGTTTCTTGCACATCAACTGGCCTCTGCCGCATGACAGCCCCACGCTGTGTGTAGCTTTTCTCAATGCCTGCAGAGGCGTAGGCTGCAATGAGATAGGCGGTGTCATCCGCGGCTCGGAGTGGCCTACGCTTCAGCCCAGGCTCGTTCTTGGTAGCGCAGCGTGATATGATGCCAGGCTCTTGAGCTAGTAGCTCCTCAAGCTGCATGCGCCTTCCGCTCCACCGAGCTTTCTTGGACACGGGCCAACCATGGGTAGACGCATCATGCATCAATCTTTCAGCTGCGTCGCACCAGGTGGTGTTCTTGATGGAGGTAGTGCCAGTTGGAAGCCATAGTGACCTTGTTGCGGCCCATTTGTCAGCGGGTTGATCCCTTGCAGGCACGCTGGGTTTCATGGCAGCCACCAATTCTGCGCTGAGTACTCTGGAGAATTGGTGTCTCCAGACAGCACCTGGCCAGGGCGTCCCAAGCCCGTAGGTGTGGGCATTCTTGATCGCGCACCTTGCCTCTAGCTCGGCTTTGACATCATGGGCTCTGAGATCGCGTCCCAGCAGCGTCTTAAGCCGCGCTACCAGGACATGGGACCCGAGCAGGCCGCTGTCCAGGCGACCAGTGCGCCGCGCAATCTGTTCAAGCTCGAGCATGCCTGACTCATTCCAGTCAGACATTGGAACAGAGAGCAGCCTGCAGGCTATTGGATGATGGCCTTTCTCACTCATTGTCCGGCCCCACAGCATTGCAGCGCTCACACAATACTCCGGCTGGCCAGCCTGCACTAGCAACCAAGAGATCTCGCACTTGTGCAGCGGTCCGATTGCATTTAGCACGGACAGTATCGACACTCTCATTCTGCCAACGAAACCTGCAGGAGTCTGGATGAAACCGCTGGCGTGTTCTGTGGTCACTGCCGTCCAACTGTCTGGCGCAGTGTCTACGCTCTCACGCGGCAGCCATGCTCGGCAATAGTTGGCAGGTCTGCCATACCACGCTGCCCATTCGCGAGCAGACGAGTGTTCGTGCCAAGCAGTGGCTCCAGCCAGGCCCGCACCAGCAACCAGCTGCACTCTAGTGGCGCAGCAGGTCGGAGGTTGCATGATCATATT